ACTATGATCCCCCCGGCCGGGGGGCCGGCACCCGCCACACCGATGAAGAAATCGGCCCCGGCAACGGCCTTTAGCGGCGTGACTGAACCCGCTGAGCGGTCCCAGTACAACGGCGCCCCCTTGAGGATCACCAGGCTGGTACCCTTGGTAAGGGTAAATTGGCCGGCAGTGATCAGCGCGGCCGGATCGCCGCTGACTTTGGTAAGCAACCCGGCAACAGCCGCGGCCCGACCGTTGGGCAACTGAATGACTTCGCCGGACGCATAGCCGGCGCTGGGGGTCGTGACGTCGTACGCATTGGCGTTCGCGTCTTTGGAGAGTACGGCTTCTGTCATGATTGTTTGTCCTTTGTTTTTGGTGAATCAGAAAAAAGGTTGCGCGTGTTCTCGCCGCGATGATCAGGGTTTACCCGCCGCCGGTGCTCTTGTACCAGACGCGATAGTCCATGAAAGCCGCGCCGATGTCCAAGTTGATGTCCCACCCCACGCCCCACTGCCCTCGGTCGAGGACGAAGGAACGCAGCAACGGCCGACGGTTGGTGCCGCGCCGATAAGCGACGCGAATCGACTTGGTTCCGCCGGCGGCCAAGAACCAGTTAGTATCCAGGCCGGTACGGACGGCTTCCGAGGCGGGATCCATCACGCCGATCGCGCCGATTCGATCATCGACCACCACACGGATGCCTTCCTGCGCAATCAGGTTGAGCTGGCTGTACCACGGATCGCTCGTGTCGGCGAACATCTTGGCCAAGGCCGCCGAGGCAGTCAGCGCCCGAGCCGTCCATTCGAGTTCAGCCGGCACGATCAGGAACTTGGGGCGAATCAACAGCGCCCGGCCAGGGTTGGTGGTGGTGCGGTTCAGCCGCTGTTTGACCATGGCGGTAATCGCCGCCTTGAGGCCGTCGCTACTCAAAGCAACGGTTCCCAAGTTGGCGTGCCCGCCGGCGGTCGTAACGGCCGTGGCGTTGAACACGGCCCCGCTATCGGCCACCAAAGTCGGATTCTGCAACATCAGGCTGTAGACCAACTCGGGCCGCATGTCGCGGGCCGCTTCACCCATTTCGCCCGGCATCCGCGTGATCGCGCTTAGTCGATCGTTGATGATGTCCTGCTCGTCAACGACAAATTGTTTGGCGTAGCGGGCGATCTTGTAGGTTTCGCGAGTGTCTGAGGCGGTCGCGTGCTTTGCCGTGTCCCCCGGCGGAAGCTTTTGAAGCCGGGCGTTGGCTTGCAGACTAATGTCTTCCTGCTGAAGAAAGTTCGGCTCGTCCGTTTCGTCACACCAACCGACGGTGGTATCGCCGATCGTCTCCCAGCCGGCAAGCAGCTTGGCGTAGACGTTGGTGGTAAACACATAGCTCAGCGTGGCGCCCGAGGTGGCCGCCCGCATGGCCTCGGTGGGGTCCCGATGATACCGGCCGGTGTCGATCATCGCACACTCGCGAACCAAGTCGATCGCCGAAAGGGCGCAGAGGTCTTCACCGCGGTCGGCGTCCTGTTCGGTCAGCGCATCGACCCGTCGAGGCGACCCTTGGCCGTTGTGCAATCGTTGCTTCGTCGGATCGAGCCCCTGCCCCATCAGCATGCCCGCGGCCAGGCTGCGGACGTTGCAGTCGGTGGCGTGGTCGCGGACGTGGATCGCCGGACCGACGCCGGACTGGCGGTCGCGAAGGTCCTTCAGGAAGGCCGCCGTCGCCCGCTCGACGGTCCAACCTTCGACGAGGGCCTGGTCTCGAAGCTCTTTCCGGGTGTCGTCGCCTGCCAGTTCGTGGATCTGACGGACGCGCTGCCGCTCCTGTTGCCGTTCGCCGAGCACTGCCTTGGCGACCGCCTCGCGGATGGCCGCTTCGTTGGTCTGGTTGGTGTCGTCGGCCGGAGAATCACCCCGGTCATCATCGGCCGGAGGCGTGGCCGGAGGATCAGCCGGCGGAGTGACGGGCGGGAAGTCGGCAAGCCCTCGTTCGTCTTCCTTGAGAACATCGGCTCGAGCAAGTTGTGTTCCAGTGAGTTTCTCGTGAAACGCCTTGGCATCATCATCGGAAACCCCGGCACGCAATCCGATGGTTTCGAGATAAGCGCGGAGCGTGGGATTCATAATAGTTCCTTTCGTGTTCTGAAAAAGGTGATTTGCTGCTTGCCGCATCTTGGCGGCCTGGTCGGCTCCGATCGGGACAAGACTGACCTCCCGGAGGGTCCAGCGTGTAACGACCCGCATTGCCCGGCGGTTGGCGGTGAACTGCCGTCCGGAAACGGTGGCCGTTTCCCCGGACTGAATCTCAGTCGACTCCTGCACCCGGTAGCCGACCGAAACGTCCGTAAGATGGCCCTGGCGGGATTTGTTCCAGGCTTTGTCCGCGTCGTCGTCGTCGCGAGCGAAAAAGAGCTTCGCCAGAATGCTTCCGCCGTCGACTCGCAGTTCCCGGGCCGAGCCCAGGACATCGTTGAGCGACCATCGGGAATGGTTGGCCAGCATCGGCAGTTGCCGCGGTATGGTGGCACCGCTGGGCAACAGCACCTCGTCGACCGTCTCACCTCGTCGCCAATCCCAAACCTCCACCGCCGCGTCCGTGGAAATGACCGCCTCGATCGAGCGTTTGTCTTCGTCGGCGGTCTCGGCGCGGACCTGCATCGAGCGTGTGGTCAAATCGAGGTCGTACTCGATCGCGGCGGGGCTGCGTGTCTGCAGGGCGTCACGAGGCATTGGCGGTTTCCTTCTGTTTCGATGCCGCGGCCCCCGATGGAGTCCCCGGCGACGGCTCGACAACTTCCTCACGCAATCGCGCGGGCACCGGCAGACCAGCCTCGACATAAGCGTCGCGCTCCCGGATCTGCTTGGCGATGTGGGTCTCCAGCGTCTCGCCGCGGTCCGCCAGGGCGTCGATTCCGGTGATCGTTCCGCTTTTGTTGAGCGACGTCATTTCGCCTAGCGATTCCTTGAGTGGATCGACATGAGGCCGGCGGGGCCACGTCCAGACGTACTTGACGGTCGCTGGGCGACTACGAAGGGCTGGAACGCTGAATCGGGATTCCTTGGCCACCTCGTCGACCAGCCGGCTCAACGTGCCGACGTTCTGCTCGTCGCCGCTGAGCCACTGCTGGATTCCAGCGACAGCGCGAGCGTAACCTTGGGTGTCGAGCCGCGCCGACGAGTAGTTGTGTTTCCCTGAATCCAGCCGAACCATCAACAACGGCATCCCGACCTGGCGGCCGAACTCGCGTTGTCGCTCTCCGCGATACTCTGGATATTGGACTGGCGGCTGGGTCGCCGGATAAACGGCCGGCTGCCAACCCGGCGGCGCCATCTTGATCGTCCGGCGTTCAATCGTCGTCGACTCGGGCACATCCCACACGGGCACGTCGACCGAATTCGTGTACAGCAACACCGATTGATCGGCCATCTGCCGGGCCGCGTCCTGGACCTGGTCGTCGTAATCACGCAGATCGGCAGCCGGAACGAGCGATGTGTTCGACCATGGAATCCCGCGGGCCTGGTCTTCTTCCTCGAGCAGGAACTCGTGAATGATGTCATCAGGCGAGATCGTCTTGTAATCGTTGACCTTGTCGAGCCCGCCACGGACGTCGGCGATCGGATTGTGAACGAAGTAGCGCGCCGCGCGGCCGAGCGAATCGAACTGGATCCCCATGAAGACCCTGGGGTCGCTGGTCATGCCGACCGGAGTGACCAGCCGTCGGGGGTGAATTGGCCGGACCCGCATCTCGACCGGGCTATCCGCGTTCTTGTCGGTGATGATCTGGTTGAGAAACTCGCCATTCTTCCACAACGATCGGATGCAGAGCTTCAGCCAGGCCGCGCCGCTCACGTTGCGCTTATGCGTCGGGGCCCGGAACCACTGACGCCAGGCGGCCTCGAGCGCATCGTCATAAGCCTTGTCGCCACTGATCACCTGCAACGTCGGGCCGCTGGGCCCCACGATATCGTCGCAGTGGGTGTTGATCACGCCCAAGATCGTGCTGTTCTGCCGGGCCTCGTACGCCGCGCGACTCCGGACGGTCGCCAATTGCGAGGCCAGCCAGACGTTGACCGACCGATCGTCGGCGTCCCGCCAATGGGCCTGATTCAGCCGGGTCGTCCCCGCCGACTCGAAACTCCGCTGCGACTGCCCCCACGTCGGGTGCGTGATGTATTGCGACGCCGACGATGCCGAAGACGACTGCCGGGCCGGCGCGACCGCCGGCAACGCCGGGATCGTGCCCATATCGACGGTGTCGATCGAGGTCGTCAGGTTGGCGGAGGCTTGGGTCATTCCGTGCCTGCCCGTGCGTAAGTGACTTTCGACGTCTGGAAGATGCCGCCGGTTGACGCTGCGGCCGCCGCCTGCTGCTGTCGGCAGTCCTTGATCAGGCTGTCGAGTTCGCTGGGGTTCCACGAGATCGACTGGCTTCCGCCGCCGCCCAGGGACCGCGTCAGATTCGGCGTGGAGGCCAGCCGGGCCTTCATCGCCATCAGCTTCTGGATGGCGGTGGCGTAGTCGGCGTCGTAAATGGCGGCCACGGCCGCGGCGTAGAGGGCGTCTAGTTCCGCAATGCTCATACCGAGCGGTATAACACGCCAAAAAGAAGACCGGCCAGCCGAAAATACTAGCCTCTGTAACAAACCCCCAGGGGGCAGGGGATCATTCCGCGTCTTTCGCCCGTTTGAAGGTCTCGCCGCACTGGCACTTGTAGTACCGCAGATTGGCCCGCGTGGTCGTAACCCGTACATCCTCGCTTCGACAGGCCGGGCAGAGAGGCACCTTCACCAGCTTGTAGTCGACCGGTGCTGGGCTGAGCATCACGCCCTGGTGCTCAATAGGCGGCAACTGCGGCGTCTCAATGATCGGCTCTTGATGTTCCACGTCGGGGGCCTCCTTGAATCGAAACTCAGTCCCGCACTGCCGGCAGACTGCTTTCCCGGATCCCCACCAGCTCTTTTCGGCGGCCGGCTTCGGCTGCTCGAGGATCTCGGCGTCAGCACACCCACAGTTCGGGCAAGGCGGGCCATCGCAGCGGTCTAGGCGGGCGTAGGTCATTTTTCCGCGTCCAATTGGTCCAGCACGGTCCATTGGTGCCTGCAGCTCTCGCATTTCTGTTGATCCACATCAGAGTGATCGGTTCCGCGGAACGCACAGCGACCGCTAGGCTTCTTTTGCGTCCGTCGCCTGAATACACACCGCGTTTTACCGCTCTTGCACTTCGGACACTTTGGGTTTTCCGGGAAGAATCTACTCACCGCTTCCCCTCCTGCACCGCGAGGTCATCAGAAACGAACTCAATCATCATTTTGATGGCCGTCTCCGCGGCCTCACACGCAGTCCTGGTTGCGGCAAGACGTTCGACAACCTCAGCCGGCACACCGGTGGCCGGGTACGCATCCTCGATAAGGGATATCAGCCTATCAGCAATCAGAGTGACATCCGTAGCGCATCCACCGATTTCATGGGGGTTGCTCCCGTTGTCGAGCCAAAGATATCGCTCCCGGAACCCTGCCAAAATCAACATCGCTTCCCCTCCTGTGCCTTGAACCAGCCGCCTTTGATCTGCGGCTTCACCTCACTCGACTTCAGTAGCGAGATCCCGCACATATTCGCCGCCACGTCGGCCATGTAGCTCGCGTCGAAGTAGTGATTCGCATTCCGCCCGGGTTTGACGTGCCAGCTTCTCACCATCCCCTTTTTCGGTACGTTTTCCTCCCGCTCGACCTCGGCCGTCAGGTGTTTGGCGAAGACGAAGTGATCCTTCTGATCTTGGGACAGTCGATCACCCAGGCCCCGCTCCCCGAACAGCAAACAACTCCCCGGGTCGGTCGGCGGAGTCAACCACCGATCGTGCTCCCATCCCTTCCACCGATCGGTGTCCATGCCGACCATCCACACCCGACTCGGTTGACGGCTCAAAAACCAACCGTCGCCCGGCCGTTTGTCCGTCGTGATCCGGACCGGGGCCCGGAAGTACGGCTCGACGCAGCCGCTCGATTTCCCCATGCCCTTGGCCGGCTGAAACGCGATCCCCGCCTCCCGGCAAAAGTGATAGACCGCTTGTGTGCGGTAGCCGGCGTCGACCAGCGTCTTGTCGATCGGCGTCACTTTGTCGTCGACGGCCCGGTAGGGGTTCGCCAGCATCTGCTCTCGAAGCGTGTAGAGGGCCTTGATGATCGCCCGATCGGTGGCCCGGGTGTTCTCATCATCGGTGCCCCGGGTCGTACCATGGACATCCTGCACGGCGTAGTCGATCACGAATCCAGTACAGTCCGGCCGCCAGGCTTTGACCACCCAATGCAAAGCGTACTTGCCGACGTCGATGGCCATGGTCAGTACCGTGCAGCCCGGCGGGATCACCCGGTGAGGGTAGCCGCTGACTTGCCGCTGGATCCGCCCGGCCGTGATCCCCGAGTCGATCGGCCCGCTTTCCTCTGGCGGATCATTCTGATACTCCGTCAAGAAATGCTCCAGCCCCCGGTCGGCGATGATGTTGTAGCAGCGCTGCAACGCCGACGCTTCCGCCTGGGTCCCATCCTCCAACAGCGAGCCGTTGAACCGGCCGACATTGACGATCACCGCCCCAGCGTCCATTGCCTTGCGATTCGCAAGGTAGAACGCATGGGCCCCCCGGGCGTGTTCGTCGCCGCTTACGAAGTTTTCTGCCCGCAGAGCCTGGTACTCTTCCCAGAGATCGGTCCGATGCGGAAACTTGTCCAACAGCTTGAACCGCCGGCCCTTCCAGGACGGCTTTTCTTGTCGATCGGTATACGTGGCCGAAAGCGACACCCGTCGCATCAACGTGGTCAGCATCACCCGGGCCAGCTTCTTGTCGCCGCCGCCGAGGCCGGCGAGATCCTCTTCGATGGTCAGTTCCCGAGTCGCCGTCTGCTGCTCGCTGCGGACGCTTTCCCGCGTCTCCGGATCGTCGATGATCACCAGATCGGGACGCAGAGCGCCGACGCGGATTCCGCGGATTGCCGCATCGAGCCCCCGGGTCATAATCGCGGACCCCGACGCCTTCGAGCCCTTCACTGTCGGCAGAATGATGTAATCCTGTGCCCACTTCAGGTAAGTCCGCTTGCCGCCGACCGTTTGGGATCCAGCCCGCTGCGGAGCGCCTTCCAGCGCTCGAATCGGATAGCACACCTCAGGGAAATCGGCCGCCAACAGCTCGTTGCGCTCGAGGTGACCTTTCAGGTGGTCAAGGATCCGCTGGGCATCGGGCCCGGTGGCCGCAGCAATCAGTGGAAACCGCACCAACCCGGTCAACAGACAGAAGATCACCACGCACTCAGCGATGGTCGTCTTGCCCTCGCCTCGCGGCGCGGCAATCGCCTGGTCACCGCCATACCTCGCTGC